GACTGAGTGTTGCGATTGTTCAGCGTGTCAATGTTGCCCCGAGCACGGTTCACGTCCGCATCGTTGATGGTGACCATGCCGTTCTTCGGCTCGTGCACCTTCCCCGTCAACGCGTTGATGCGGGCGATGTTCTCGTCCGTCGTGTCCGAAATCTGGATGTCGCCGTTCGGCAACTCGCGCACATGATCGGCAGTCACACCAAGCGCAGCCGTCACCAGCCCGGCGTTCGTTGTCACGTTCACGTCAGCGGGGGCGTTGTCGACGTTCGCCGCAGCGATCGCTACATCAATGAGGCCCTTGCGGGCAGCCTCAGTCGACGCCGTGACCGTCATGTTCTTCTGCCCCGGCAGGTGCTCAACTTCCCACCCGGCAGCCCGCAGCGCGGCGATAGCATCATCGGAGGCGGCCTTCACCTCAATCGACTTGCCCGGCGGCACACCCTCCAACTCCAAGCCGACACGCGACAAGTCCTGAATGACCTGATCCGCGCCTTGCAGGTTGGCGACGACGTTGATCTCATCCTTGATGAGGCCCTGAGCCTCCGCCATCTCCCGCAGTTTCGGCAGGGGGATGCCGGTCGCCTCAGCAAGATCGAGGAGTGCCTGTTCGTTGGACGCCCACACGGCGTTCATGTCCGACCCGGAGGCGGCGGCCTGCAACGTGGTGTCGATGATCCCGTTGATCGAATCCCGTAGCTTCTGCCCGTTGGCGGAAGTGGTGTCGATCTGGTTGCCGTTCTTGATCAGTTCGTCGCCGAAGCCCTTGGTGGCGTCCCACGCCTGGTTGGTGGCGTCGGCGATCTGTGTGATCTTCTCGTTGTGGGACTGTGCCGCGTCCTCTGCGGACTTCTGCCCGCCCGTGAGTGCGTCGAGGGCGGACCGCATCGCGTTGGTGCGTTCCTCCACCGTCGATGCTTCGTCGGCGATGGCGCGGAACGCCTCCGCCAACTGGTAACTGCCCGGCTCCGCATCCTGCACGGCCTGCTTGGTGGACTCGATCTCGTTGCGGACACCCATCATCCGCTGCGCGACAGCCTCACCAGCCGCCCCCGTGTCAGCAAGTGCGGCACGCAGCTTGTAGTACTCGCCCCCACCCTCGGCGACGACCTTGTTCACGTCGTCCATCGAAATGCCGGCGGCCTTCGTGGCATCACCGAGGGCCTGCTGCTCCAGCTTCGCCATCTCAGTAGCGGCAGCCGACCGTTCCATGCCCGAACGGGAATCCGACACGACCCGGCCGAAGCCCTCGTAGTCGAGGCTCGTACGGTTCACCGCCGACGCCAAATCGGCGAGCATGTTGTGGTTCTGCTCCGCCTTCGCGGTGGTCTTGTCGAACTCCGCCTGCACCATCCGCTGCGCCGCCGCGCTGGCTTGGTCGTTCATCTCGCCATTCGTGGCGGCGATCGCCATCGCCAAATCCGTCTGCGCTGCTGCCGAATCGGCCGATGCTGCGGCGAACTTCTCGTTCACCTCCGACGCCGACTTGGCCGCACCCACGAAGTCCATCACCACCGCGCCGGCGGCGACGAGGCCGATCATCCACGGCCCGCCCAGCATGTTCACCACACCACCAAGCGCGGACTTCATACCGCCGGCCATCTTCCCGACGCCCTGCATCGACGCGCCCATCACGCCGTTCGCGGCGATCGAATCCTTCGCGTACATCGACTGCAACGCGATCGACTGGCCCAAACCGGAGAGTGCGCCTCCGGTGGAGGTGATGCGGTCCGTCAACGCCCCACCCAGACCGGTGACCCGGAGGGCCACGAGTGCCGCGAGTGCGCCCGACACCTCGCCGGGGATGGCGGAGAACGCAGACCCCACCGCCGACGCGACAGGGGTAGCGGCGTCGACGATGCCCTCCAGCGCGCCCGGAACCGTCGCGATCCCATCCGCTGTGAACGTGGCAAGTGACGCGAGCGGACCGTCCACCAGCTCGTATAGGGAGACGGCTGCGGTTTCGGCCTGGTTCTGCAAGTTGTTGATCGCGCCCGGCAGACCACGCGTCTTCGCCGCCGCCATATCGGCCGCGCCACCCTGACGGTTAATCGCCTCATTGAGCGTGTTGAACCCGTCCGAGCCGTGCTGCGCGGCGATACCGGCCATGCGCATCGCGTCCGCCCCGAACAGGGTGGCGGTGGCGGCCTGGTACGCCTCCGGTGACATCTTCGACTGCGCTGCCGCCAACTGCTCGAACAGGGATGGCAGGCCGACGAACTTTCCTTCGAGGTCGTAGACCGACAGCCCGAGTTCTTCGATTGCGCCCTGCGCCGGCTTGCCCTGATCCGTCAACGCCAACAGTGCGGTCTTGAGCAACGTGCCCGCGTCGGAGCCCTTGATGCCCGCGTTGGCGAACATCGCGATCGCCGTGGCGGTGTCGTCAATGTCGACACCGAACTGGTGCGCCACCGTGCCCGACTGCTGCATCGCCGCCGCGACATCACCGATCTCCGCAGACGAGGCGTTCGCCGCGTTGGCGAGAATGTCCGACACCGCCCCGCATCCCCAGCGGACAGGGAGAACGCCTGCAAGGCCGCCGACTGAATCGTCGCCGCCTGTCCCGCCTCGATCTGCGCAGCCGCCGCCAACTGGAGTGTGCCGCGCGCGGCCTGCATCGTCTGGTCGACGGACATGCCGCCCTTGACCAACTCCGTCATCGCCGCAGCAGCAGACCCCGCCGACGCGCCAACAATCGTGTTGTCCGCACCCAACTGCTTCGCAGTGTCGGAAATCTGCGCCATCTGCGCATCCGTCGCGGCACCAGCAGCACGAAGCGTGTTCAGGTTGTTGGTGAGTTCGTTGCCCTGGGTGATGACCGCAGACATGCCCGCCGCGAGACCACCGATACCGGCCATCGTGCCGAGCGCCCCGAGCGACAGGCCAACCTTCCCCAGCTGGCCGTCGAGCTTCTGCGCCATCGACGTTGTCTCATTGAGCTGCTTCGCGGCCTGCCCCGACACAGCCAACCTGGACCCGGTCTTGCCGGCGTTGCCGACAGCGGTGTCCATCTCCTTCGCCTTGGCGGCGGTCGCCCCCATCTGCGTCTTAGCGCGACCGAGCCCCGCGGAGAGGTCATCTTTCAGTTCGAGGCGTGCGACTAGCCTGCCGACTTCGAGGGCCATAGAGTGTGCCTCCTACAGGGCAGGTGGTGCGGGGAGTGTTGCGGCGGACCGGAACGTGAACGACGTCGGGTCTTGCGTGAAGCGGGAGACTCGGGCGGTGAACCACCGCCACGTGCGGTCGGCGAGGATGCCGGATTCGAGGTCGTAGCCGAGGTCGTCGAAGTCGGATTCGATCGACGCGAAGTTCTCCAGCAGGTCGGACCACTTGAACGACGGGCCCGACGGTTCGTCATCATCTGTGGGGTCGGGGTTGTACCAGTCCCGCAACCCGGTCTCAGGGTCGTACGGTCCGCCGCCGGGATCGTCCGGGCCGTACGCGCGCGGGTTGGGGTTGTAGTCCCCGTACGGGCCGGGTAGCAGTACTACTGGCTGGGAGATGACTCCTGGTCGTCGTCATCGGAGCCGAGTGCGACGGAGCCGGTGCGCCAGTAGCGGGTGGCGACGTTCTTGTCGACGAGGAAGTACAGCATGCTGGTCATCGCCACCCTGTGGACCGTGTCCCAGTCCTGTTCCTTCATCAGCTTCGCGAAGGTGGAGCCCTTGGTCTTGACCCACGTTTTCTTGTCGTCGTCCCATCGGCCGCCGAGTAGTTCGACGCCGACCTGCATGTCGGCGAGGGGGTTGGAGTTCGGTCCGACAACGCGGGACATCATCTCCAAGCCCTTTTCGGCGTTGGGGGCGGTGACTGTGTACTCGTCGCCGTCGATCGCTAGGACGAGGTCGCGGGCGAGGAACTGGCGGAGGTCGCCGAAGTCAGACACGGTGGGGGGTTCTCCAATGCGAAGGGGCGGTTATGGGTGTGGCCCGGCCCCGGAATTGGGACCGGGCCACGTCAAGCGGTTAGCGGTGTCCGATCACGGAGTGACCGGCGGCTCGGTCGGGATCGCGATGTCGGTCGGCTTGCCACGCGAGTTGAGGGTCGCCGTGAACGAACGCAGGTCGCCCTTGCCGCCGCCACCGGACTGGTACGACACGTCGGCGAACATCTCGCGGGCCTCCGGGTCGCCATCGGTGCGCCACCAGCGGACATGCCCGATGCCCTCGTAGCCGGTCTTGTCGCCCTTGAGGCGCAGGTACTCCTGGCCGGGGTCGGCGGTGAACGTCTCTGCCTCGTGCTCGCCCTTCCGCTTACCCTCCAGGGTGAGCGTGAACGAGATTTCGGTGCCGATCTGGGAGCCGAAGCCCTCGGAGTCGATGTCACCGTCGTCCTGGGTGGACTTCTCCGAGACGGGGTTGACGGAGTCGAGACCACGCACGAACGTCCAGACAGGCGCGGCTTCGGTGCCGGTGTTGACCTGGACTGCCCAGGCGCGTGCGAGCTGCGTTTCGAGGGTGCCGGAGTTGGGGGCCTTGTACACCATTGGGTGCTCCTATCGGGGTGGTTTGAGGGAAAGCAGGTACGAGTCGGCGCGTTCGTAGCGGCGGTTCTCGTCTTGTCCGATGGGGGTTCGGACTGTGCGGGTCGCGTACCTGACGTGCACCCGGTCGTTGAGGGGGAAGTGCGACTGGTCGTCCAGCAGGGCACCGGCTGCGTCTGCCATGTCTCCGACCCGCCTGGGGTCGCCGCCTGCTGCCCGCCACCGCAACTGAATCCAGATGTCGAGGTTGCCGGTGTCCGTGCGGGCGTGGGACGTGTTGTAAACGTTGACGGTGACCGCGTCGTCGGGGCTGGTGGGCATGGCCCCCATGAATATTGCGGGACGTGTTGGGGTGGCAGACGCGACCACGGTGGTGCCGAGCTGGTTTGCGTTGAGCCATTCGATGACCGCTGCCGTGACCTCACGGTCGGTGTGGTAGACGTTCACAGGCCCAGCCCCCGACCGATGCCGGTAGCGAGGATCTGCATCACGTCATCCGCCCGGTCGTTCAACGCGGTTTCGAGGAACTTGGCCTGACCACCGTTGGGGTGGTTCCAGCCGATCTCCTCGTGCTGCCGTGCCGCGTACGGGGTGTCGTAGCCGATGGCTGCTTCATCCCCGGACACCGCTGTGGTGCCCGAGTCGCGGAGGTCGCCGTCACGGACAGGCACCCGGTTATTGGACTCCCCCAACACAGCCTCAGACGCCATGCGGAGCGCGCCCTGCTTACCGGTGTTGAGGGCGGCCCGCGCGAGACCGTCCTGCCACGAGAAACTGATACTCATTCGAGCATCACCTCCACGTGGTTGGGGGTCGGTTGGGTGCCGCCGTGCGCTACCTGGCAGGAGATGACCCGTGCCGTCCTGCCGCCGAACGTGGCGGGCAGGGTGACGGTGGAGCCGGTGAGGATTGGCCCGACCTCGATGGGGAACACCACCGACGTGGACGACACTGTCTCGCTGCCGTTGCCGTCCGTGACCGTCTTGGTGGTGT